AAATAGAATTGCTTGCAGAAACATTTAAACCAGAGTACGCAAATTTTGTTTCTGACAGACTTGGTGATTTTACTGCCAAATTCCAAGCAAGAATTGCAAAAGATCCTGCTATGGCAGATTGGTGGCGTAGATACGAAAACGTAGCGTTGCCGGAAAGGCATTCTATGTTTGGCGCGACATTGACTGGCGGCGAAAGGGATAGTTGGAGAAAATCGTCGATTGGTGCCGGTAACAGTACTGAAGAAATATTAAGTTGGATTGCGGATAAAGAACGTGTAATGGGCAGAAAAATTGATCTGCTTTTAGAGCCGCCGCCTGCTAGACCTGTTAAGCGCCCTGCCTCTGTTGCCGCCCCTGCCGCAAAACCGCAAGGGTCTGGTACAAAAGAAGACCCCATCAAACTTGATTGAGATTTGCCATGCCTGTTTATGAATTTCAAGGCAAGCACTACGATCTGTCCGAAACAGATCCTGTTGCTGCGAAAGCAAGGATTGAATCTTATCTTGATAAGACTGGTCAGGAAGCTGTTCCTCCCAAAGCTGCTACAGAAGGCTTTGGAGAAGGATTAAAGGCACCTCCTGTAGCCAAACCTACAGAGCCTGTTAAAACGCCTACTCCTAGTCGGCCGTCCGCAGCGCTTACTGATGTTTTAAATAGAGGATTAGTCGCTGGAGTACTGGGCACTCCTGTTGACATTGCCTCGTTGCCATTCCAGATTGGCGCAAAAGTAGCAGGCAAAGAGTTCCCTGAAGTTCCTTTCGGGTCAGAGTATATTGGTAGGAAAATGGAACAGGCGGGGATGGTTTCTCCTACCAGGCGTCCGCTGGGTGAATTCGCTGCGGGTATGGCCGCGCCAGTCGCGGGTGCAGTTGTTGGAGTTGGCAAAGCTGGAGTTGGTCTAGTTAGGCAAGCGATAGGCAAAGAAACAAAAGCTGCCAGTGAAGCTGCAAAAAGGTCTGCAGTTCAACAATATGAACCGGCTATTTCTGAAGCGCAGCGCAAGGCAGAGCAGGCTGGTCGAGTGATCTCTCAGATGGAGCGTCAGCCAGTTGTTGCAGCCGAACGTGCCGCTACTGCGCCTTTAACCACCGCACAACAGCAAGCGGCTTTGCAAGCAGAAATTAGAAAGCCGGTTCGAGAACGTGCTGCAGGGATGCGCGTAACAACAGAAGAAGAAGCGGCCAGAGCGGCTGCGGCAGCAAGTCAGGCAGAGCAGACGGCAATACAAGCTAAACAAGCAGTTGATTTTTTAGAGCAGCAATTACTTCTTAGGCCGACTACAACTGCAGAGCAGTTTGGTTCTCAGTTAAGAGATACTGTCAAGACATTGCAGAAAAACTTAATTGCCGCTAGGTCAGAAGGATCTAATTTAGGTCAAGTTATTAGCGCTGCTGGGGATTCTCCAACAGTAAACACTGCTGCGCTTGTTGCAGAAACTCAAAGTCTTGCTAAAAAAACTCGCAACCCTCAAGTTCTTGGGATGTTGTCAGAAATTGAGTCTTTGGCAAAAACCGGCGATGTTCCTGCTTTAACACTTCAGCAAGCAGATTCTCTACGCAAATATCTTAACAAAGATATTCTTGCTAAATTCTTTGCTCAAACTGGAGCCGACAAAGAAACGCTTAAAACTCTCAGAACTTTGCGCGGATCGCTTATTGAGTCAACCCCACAAAACTATAGAGAGGCTCTTGGGGAGTTTGCAACTCTTTCTCGTCCTCTTGATATTGTCGAAAGACAAGGTGCGCTTAAACGTGTTGTTGATGTAGACCCGATGAGCACAGCAGAAAGGCTGACAGAAGCTAAAGTTGTGGGGGAGATTATCACCAAGGCAAAAGCAGGCAACCCTGTATTTACTCGTCTGCTAGAAACAAATCCAGGATTAAAAGATTCAGGAAGACTGTACTTTACGCAAGACTTGTTTGCAAAAGGTGCCGTGCCAACGCAAGAGTCTTTGAGGACTTGGTTAAAGAACAATGAGCGACCTTTGCGGCAACTTGGTCTGTATGACGAGTTCAAAGACATTCGTATTGCTAGAGAAACTGCTCAGCGCGCAGTAGAAGAAACAAGACTTGCAGAAAGCGCTGCAAAAAAAGTTGCTACTGTTGCGGAAAAAGAAAGAGCCGCCGCAACAAAACTTAGCAAAGAATCTCAGTCTCGTCTTGAAGAGGCGCTTAAAACAAAAATGGGCCCTCCTATCACTTCTGGAAAGCCCGCCCCCATTCAGACGTTTATTACTACTAGAGATCAGCAAACTCAGGCAGCCCAGTCTTTGACGAAGATGCGCGATGACATATCAATGGCAAAAACCCCAGATGAAATAAAATCGGCAATAAAGAAAGCCTCAGATGATTTGTATAAACGAGGACTGATTGACGATGCCGGTCGCAGAACTATGCTAAGGGATGTTGAAAACTTGCAGTCTATGATTGACGCACAGACCAAAGCTAGAAAAATTATCGGATATTTTGCTGGCATTGCAGGCATTACTTATGGTGGCAGGCGAGCAGCAGAAACGTTGTTTTGATGGAGTAATCATGCCTCTTAAAAAAGGTTCCAGCCGCAAGACGGTCAGCAGTAACATTCGCAAGATGATGAGAGAGGGTTATCCACAGAAACAAGCTGTGGCTGCTGCTCTCAGTACCGCTCGCAAGGGCAAACGTAAAACCAGAAGGTGACATATGAGCAAAGACAAGAAGGGTGACGATCGCGCAACGCTGGAAGGCGGACGTAACGAGGAGCGTGGCAGTCTGGACGCTCAACGCGCACTGGGGCGTAAGCCTGAAGGCCGTGGCACTGCGCGTACCACTAAGCGGACGATGAAGCGGTGAGCAAGAAGAAAGACAAGGGCATCAACTCTGAGCTAGAGGTTGCTATCGCTCAACTGCTCAGGGATGTGATGTCCGACCCTACTGCAACCATCACAGACAAAGTGAAAGTGATCGACAGGTCGCTCAAGCTCGAGGCGCTAAAAGCCAAGATGTCTGATGATGAGTGGGGCAGCGGGTTTATGAACATGGATGATGATGAATAGATCGGTTACCATGATGATCCACAACAGGAGGCGTCATGGATGCGATCAAGCTAGTTCGTTTGGCTTTAGATGTTTTGACCGAAAAGGTTGTTTCGGTTCTTTCGTTGGTTTCGGGTTTTGCTTTGGCTACGTGGGTCATGTACGAACCGGACTTTTATCGGCTGATGACCTTGATTGTGTTCACAGTGTTCAGTTTGCTGGTTACCATGAGGTTTGCTAGCAAAACGCAAAAGGAAGAGTGATGTCGGTTAATGCTTTTACCCCTATGGGCAATACGGTAGCGTTTACCGCGTTTACCACTGCTCCTACGCCAGTACAGGCGACCTCTGCCAGTGCGGCTGCAACCCAATATCTAGTACAGAACAGTGGCAACGCTGTAGTGTTCTTGGGCGTTGGCCCTACGTCTGCCAATGCCACTAGCAACGCGGCCACTGTGACCTCTACAGGCGTGTCCATACCGCTACTGCCGACCACTGTGCAGGTACTGACGTTCAACGCTAACGCCTACTTCACGGGTGTAGCCAGCGCAAACTGCGGTGTGTACATCACGCCGGGTGATGGCATATGAAACACGGTCTTGGGCGTCATAACTACCGCAGTCCTGGTACTGGCATTGCTGTAGAGCCTCCTTCTGTCGGTTCTTTCCCGCTTACCTTTCGCGGATTGGGCTACAGAACAATTTCGTTTGAGCCGCTGGCGTATACCGGCTGGTTTCTCTACTAAGGTAATCAGATGCAGATCAAATTCATGTCGTTCCCGACCCGTTCTCAGCCTTCTGTGCGCGAGACCCTTCCCCGTGGCGGCTTCCAAGCCGTGCAGTCGTTCAAGGGCGCTCCTGAAGGCCGTGCGACCACCACCAAGACCACTGACAACCAGTATCGCAAGGTAACTGGCTGCAAGTATTGAGTCCCTTCCCCCAAGAAAACCTGATTGCTGCACTGCAACATAGGAGTTTGAGATGAAAGAGTATGTTCTGGCTCGACTGAAAGAGGCGTCCACGTGGCGCGGATTCGTCTACTTGCTGACCGCTCTGGGCGTGACTGTCTCGCCTGCTCTTGCTGAAGCGATCATTGCTGCAGGCATGGCGATTGCCGGTGTGATCGGAGTAGTTCTCCCGGGATGACTTCGTTTGATGTTTGCTTAGAGCTTGTCTTGATCGAGGAAGGTGGTTTTAGTAACCATAGACTTGATCCTGGTGGTGCTACTAACCTTGGCATCACCCAAAAGACGTATGAAGATTGGGTAGGCATTCCTGTATCTATAGAAAAGATCATTTCTTTACGGGTATCGGATGTCAGGCCCATCTACAGGACGAAATACTGGAATCCTGTACGTGCTGACGATCTGCCAGACGGGATAAACCTTTTAGTATTTGATGCGGCAGTCAACAGTGGCCCTAGACGGGCTGCTAGATGGCTGCAGAGGTGCGTACACGCAGAGATTGATGGTGCTATCGGCCCCAAGACTCTGGCGATCACCAAGACCTGCGATCCTGCTACTGTCATCCGGCAGTACTCGCAGGAACGTATGTTTTTCCTGCAGTCTCTGAATACTTGGAAGACATTTGGTAAGGGATGGGAGAAGCGTGTCAGGCGTGTGCAGGACAATGCTTTGAAAATGCTCCCCCAACCCTGAGAATTTTCTTATGTAAGTGAGTGCTGACTATGGCTGGGCCTAAGTTATCTGTTGGTAGAGGTGAAAAGCTGTCAGTAAGCGCTGGTGGTGGTCTGACGGAGAAAGGTCGCAAGAAGTACAACCGTGCGACTGGATCTAACCTGAAAGCGCCTACCAAAGACACTAAAAACCCCCGACACAAATCGTTCTGTGCCAGGAGTCGTAGCTGGAAAGGCGATAGGGGTAAAGCTGCTAGAAGACGCTGGGGATGCAGATGAAGACGCCTAAAGCTAAACGTGGTCTGTACTACAACATCAACAAGCGTCGTAAAGCGGGATTGCCTGCTAAACGGCCCGGACAGAAGGGCTACCCGACTGCTGCAGCCTTCAGAAAGTCTGCCCGGACTGCGAAGCGTTAATTAGCAGTCTCCATGCTGCTGCGGCGCAGGCTGGCACTTGTCCGTTTCCAAGGGCTTTAAGTCTGTCCACCCGAGCGGCCACCCCATTAGCCACTCGACCCACATCGGGTTCAGACGCATACCAGTCTGGTACTCCACTACCCAGTCGAGCATGTCTGAACGACTCTTCCCATCCTTGCGTGTCATAGAATCCCCCCCCCCCCTTGTGAATCCGCGCCGTCGGCGTCGGCCATTTCTGCACAGCAGTCGCCAACCCGTCGCCACTGGTCGCTGATGCTCCCTTGCGGTTGTAGTTCCCGCAGACTGTTGGCGTGGGCCACAAGCCAGAATCTGTCGCGCTGGTGCGGCGCCCCAACGTCGGCAGCTCCCAGCACTGTCCATTTGCAGTCATACCCGAGCGCGGCCAGATCACCGAGCACGACTCCAAGTCCTCGAGTAATGAGTGCTGGACTGTTTTCCACGAAGACGTATCGGGGTCGAACCTCGCCAATGATCCGCGCCATGTGTCGCCACATACCTGATCGCTCTCCTGTGATGCCTGCGCCTTTTCCGGCAACGCTGATGTCTTGGCACGGAAAGCCGCCAGATACGACATCAACAACCCCCGCCCACGGTCTTCCGTCAAAGGTCTGAACGTCATCCCATATCGGGAAGGGCGGGAGAAGGCCGTCATTCTGTCGGGCGGCAAGTACGCAAGCTGCGTATGGCTCCCATTCGACGGCGCAGACAGTTCGCCATCCGAGCAGCTTTCCTGCGAGTATTCCGCCACCAGCGCCTGCGAAAAGAGCCAGCTCATTCATGCTGCCGGTATAAGAGTGCCTTCGAACATATAGCTACCGATATGCGCCAGAGTCACCCACGGCGCTGCCCAGACCTTGTAGCCGTGTTTGCGGGCCAACATGCAGAAGTGGTAGTCCTCAGATAGCAGACGGTTTGTACCCTCTTCTATGCTGACTGCGAAGTATTCGTGGATCAGGTCACCCGGGTTGACGGTTTTGTTCAGATCTACGACATCGTTGGTGTAGGTCGCTACTTTGTCTGCCAGACCCTCAAACACTGAGCGTTTGATAAGCATGAAGCCTGTACCACCGTTCCAGATCTCGAGCGGTTCGTTGCGTGGCACGGTGACAGTACCGCTGTAATCCACCAGATTGACCACCAGTGCGCCTGAGTGATGCTTTAGCTGCTCTACTGGCACCCCTGCCTTCACAGCCGCTTCTACGCCCGGCCAGTTGATCTCTTTCTTGGGATAGATGCCGCAGATGATGTCTTTGTCTGCGTCGATCATGGGCAGGATGTCATGCGGGTTCCAGCCGATATCCGCATCAATGAACATCATGTAGTCGCCGTCTGTTCTCAGGAAGTTTTTGACCAGACCATTCCTGGCTCTCTGAATCAGGCTTTCATTAAACATCATCATGGCCGACATCTGGATGCCTGCCTGCGTGAATGCCGATCCTGTCATCAGCAGGCTTTGCGTATAGTGCCCTGTACACATGCCACCGTACATAGGCGTGGCTATGACTACATGTTTCACGATATATCCTTGGTTTTTAATGAAAGTTTAGAAAACACAAAAGACCAGACAAATCCACCGCATACTTTTGCAGCAAACTGCGCTGCTATGATGTGCGGCATCAGCACGCCAAATGCCAGCGTCGGGAAGGTGATCGAATCAACCGCAGCGCCAGCGGCGTTAGAGATGTTTGAGCGCTTTATCCAAGAGCCGCGCACAACTGAAAACACCGACCAGTCAACCGCCGCCGCAAGCGTGAATGCTGCTGCCGATGCGATGGCAATCTTGCTTGCAGCAGGATTGAGCAGGTACGTCAGCGCACCGCTCGCTGCAATCAACGCCAGCATCTGCCATGCGCGAAGTCGGACATGTAACCAGTCGCGTAAAGCCAAATCTAGACCAATAAATAAAAACGAATTCAGAGGGCTGATGGCAGGCCCAAACGCAACGATCAGCAGGTTGGCTGCAGTCATTGCTGCTGCGTAAACGGCAATTGCTAAAGCAAGCATAGTGTGTCCTGTAATGGTCGCGCCTTCCACTTGGTTGGCGGGTTTTGTGCATTGATACGTTTTGCCATGCAACCGGCGCATTCAATGTGCTCGGAATGGTGCAAGGCAACGTTAGTTGAATCAGCACTAGACAACGGCCAATCCGAGGTGCCTTGTCCAAGCATTCTCAGCCCGTGCGTCCAAGGCAGTCTGGGATAGCGTTGTGCAAGTGCATTGAACGTAGCGTCCATCCTGGCAGACCATTTTGGCGAACCGACCTGCCAGTAGTCTCCAGACGATCCAAGACAAACACGACCCCATTCGTCGCATAGCTCAAACAAGTAGTCGAAAGGAAGGCCAAGGTGCCATACAGGGATTCCGTAAGCCTTACCAAACCTCCATGTTTTGACCATCTCGCGTTGTGTCTCAACCGTGCCTCCAATCGCGTCAGGAACGACTGCCCAATGCGGATGAGCAAGAATCGGCTCTACCCATGAGTAGAAGCCTTCAAGATCGAACGGAACGCCACGGGTGAAACAGCTGAATGCTCCGTTGTCCAGCATCAACGATTGACCAATCGACAGGCACCGTTTCAGACTGTCAGGTCTAAAGTAAGACACGCAGAAATGCTGTCCTGCCATGCTCTCCAATGCTGCTATCGGAGTTATCGGAGTCCCGTGATAGTGAATCAAGATATATCCTCGATTCTGAGTTTGTAGGTGACCCGTTTCCGGGTTTTGTTTACAGGCTGTCGTATCCATCCGTGAACGTGGATACGGATACCTGACTTTCTGACTGCAGATACGGTTTCTGATTCTTGGATCTTCTTGATACGGGAAGACACGCCACTAGCTGTGACTTGCACGGCCAGCACTTCGCCTTCCCGTATGGCTAGGATGTCGCACCATCCCCAGAGGTCTTTACGCTGCTTTGTAAAGGCGTTCCAACGTTCCACGACCTCGCAGTGGTAACCAAGATCCCGCAGATACGCCAGTGACCTCTGGGTGGGCGACTCTTTCATGCGCCGATCAGAAACTCAGATTCGCGTGCAGAGTCAAACCAAGTCGGGTTACGGCCACGGCCAGTCCAAGTCTTGCCGGTAGCTGGATCGCGATACTTGGCCTTTGCCTTGCCGAACTTTGAGGTCTTGCCAGCGAAGACATCCTTTTCGGTCAGACCGTGCATCAAAACCAGAGACTTAACTTGGTCGATAACGGTGCTACGTTCCTGGGATTTGATCTCCTCGATCTGGCGGTCGAGTTCTTCACGTTTCTGGATAAGGTCTTGAATCATGGTTTTTCCTTTTTAGGTTCAAATTTTCTGCCCCTGCATAGCTCTCGGGCTATGTTGACAGACCAGACGCTTCCGTCGTTGTACTTTAGAGCGCTTGGGTGAGTACAAACTGAGGCCGGCGGCGACTTTAGCAAGAAGACCAATTTGTGAAACTTTTGGTGTACGCATTTCTCGCATTCCGGTTTGTCGTCTAACGTTCTTTTGCTCTTCTTTTTCCTCAACTCATCCCGACTCCTCGTCAAACTTTGCTCTAACCATTTCCTGACTGTTGCAAACAGGACAGAAATACTTTTCACTTTTCTGATCCTCTTTATTGCGCTCGGCATCGGCGACAAGTTTGGTGAAGCGTTCAAGCTCTTCCTCTACGCAGCTAAACCAAAGTCCGGTTTGTCCGATTCCGGCTTGCCTCGCCATGCGGATGATGTCTTCACGTGTCACTTCTGCTCCTGCAGCCAGTTAAGTAGCAGTTTTGCCTCTGTAGCGATCTGTAGAGACAGTTCTCGAGATAGATCCCAGTCTTTATGCAGGGTTGATTCGTGCAATTTCTTAATCAACGCCTGCATCTTTAGAAGGTGCGGAGAATAGTCGAAAATGTCCATCAGAAAGGGACGTCTGAGTCGTCATCAATAAACTTCTTACCACCAGGCTTATATGCGTATGCGGGCCTGACCTCCTTGGGCTGGTTGAACTCCTGCACCCTTTCCGCAGCGCCTTCCATCCGCTTCTTCTTTGCGAACGTGTCCTCAGACAGGGACACCAGCGGTCCGTATGCCGTGTCTTTCATCCAGCCGCTGATCGACAACTTCTCACCCGCCTTGTAGTCCATCTCAAGGACGATGAAACCTTTCAAATCCGGGCCTTGTGGGTGCTTCTTCTGTTGTTCCGAGAACAGCACTCCCTTCCCGGGCTTTTCTACGTGCGTCGCCATCTTTAAGTTTCCTTTCAATAATTGCTGCAATCTGACTTAGCTCTAAACCCCCGGAGATACGCACCCCGGGGAGTCC